TTATCCCCTGTTGGAATAGTTACATCAACTGTATAGAATCCTGTTGCAGTTGCACCATCTCTTAATGCTGCTCCTGTTATTAATTGATTACCTGCGGTTGCCGCCCAAGTACTTGGCATATTAATTCATTTTAGCTTTTAGTTCTTTAATCTCTTTTTGAAGTTGGGATATTAAAATTGTATGCACATCTAAATACTTAACCGCAGTTACATCCTTGTCAGTAAGTTCAGGCATTAATGAGTGTATTTGCTCTGCTGAATAACCATATCTAATATCTTTACTTTCATCACTTTTTCTTGTGTATTTTATTACATCAATGTCTAATGCAAGTAATGGGTTAGTGGCTATAATGTCTTTACCCTTAATAGAACTTGACTCAAAAAATCCTGTTGCGTAAATAGTGCCATTCACTTGTAATAATCCTGTCGCATTAGTAGTAGTTCCTATTAATACATTGCCTCCACTTGTAATGGTTAATTTTGAATTTGTAGGGTCAGTAGTATTACTTGAACTTACAAGAATTTCAAAATTTCCATTTGCTGTATAATTAGGTGCTATCTGCCAAGACCTTGAATTTGCATTTGAACCACTTGCGGCATTATATAAACTTATTCCTTGATAATCACTTGTTGCACCTTGCGTTCTTATTGCACCTATTGTATTTGATGTATTACCTCTTACAATTAGATTGTCAGAGAATGTAGCTGCTCCTGCATAATCTAATCTAAATTTAACTGCATCATTATTTGTTACTTGAAATAAATCACCACTTGTTAAACTTGTATAATCACTTTTAGCACCATAAAAATAGAATGCAGCACCTGTTGCAGCAGCACTTGTAGATAATCCATTTATTATCATACCTCTTGTTGGACTACCAATACCTGTTATATTAGGAGCAGCAGTATTAGTCATTGATAAACCTGCACCACCTGTATTATTAATTATACTTACAGTGTTACTAAACCTTCCTGTACCATTAACATCTAGCATATATGATGCTTCAGTAGGTGTTCCTATTAGTAATCTACCCGCTGCCGTTAAGGTCATTGCTTGGGTAAAGGTTATAGCTGCACCTGCTCCGCTACCAACACCTGCCGTTAAAAATCTATGCTCACCGCCTGTTGTTTGATATTGCGTTGCATAGTTTGCTCCTATGTATTTCCAACCTGCATTGTAGTAGGCATTATTATTAATTGTTCCACCATAAGTACCTTGACTTGATATATTTACATAAGTATCAAATTGTAAATTACCATTATTACTCCACGCACTCGGTGTAACTCCTAATCCTAAATTGCCACCACTTGTTAATGTTAAACGAGTAGCAAAAGCAGAATCAAATATTTTAAAGCCAACATTGTCAGCACCCAAATACATTACACCAGTACTTGAAGTTGTCCTTTCTAATCTTAATTGTGCTGAACCATCTGCAACAACTAATGAATGATAATCAACACCTGTTGCAGATAATCTACCTGCAATACTTATAATTCCACCGCTTTCACTAATAATACTATTCCCTATTGTACTTGCACCTGTAAATTTAGGTAGGTAGTTGGTAGTTCCTGTTCCTGTTACAGGATTAGTTAAAGCACTTTGCTTATTGTTAAATGTTGTCCAATCCGCACTTGATAATGCACCTCTATTTGCTGCACTTGCAGTTGGTACATTTAAAGTAATTACAGGTGTTGTTGTACTTGTTGCAACTGTTGAACTTAAATCCGTTCCACTTGTTCCTATTGTTAAAGCAGCTACGCTTGTAACTGTTCCTACAAATTGGTCAGTATATTGTGGTATGTTTAATACCCCTGTTGTGTTGTTATAGGTTGATGCTCCGCTAGTTCCTGTTGTAGTTAAGCTAATAGCTAATCTTGCCCTTGAATCCGTAAAGTAAAGGTTACCACTTTCAGTAACTTGTGCAGTTGTATAATCACCACTTGTAGCCACTACTGCTCCTGTTCTACCGAATACCGAAGTAACAGGATAAGATATGTCGCTTGTTAAAGCTAAAGTTCCTGTTCCGTTTGGTAAAGTAACTGTCCTATTTACGCTTAATGTAGGCGGTTGTAATACCAAAGTAAACCCTGAATTACTGAAAGTTAATCCGCTTGTAATATCTACTGTTGATGTAAAAGTTGTGTAACCGCTAAAGGTTTTAGCACCTGTGATTGTTTCCGTACCTGCTAAATGAACTACTAAACTATCATTAGGAATGTTACAAGTTGCATTAGGGAATGTATATGACCTTGCAGCAGTATTGCCTGATATAATAAACTTACTTAAATATAAGTTACCATTTAACCAACTTAAATCCCCAAGACTATCTGCAAATAAAGACACCTCATTAGCCGATGCGGTTGCACTTGCTGATTGATGCTTTAATCCTAAATGACCATTCCCTGCCGTTCCCTTAATATGTAAAGATTGAGCATTCAATTTAAACGCACCTAAATCAACATCTTGAGTTGCTCCTGTGTAGGGAACATAGCCTGATAAGGCTGAACCATAGTTAGGAATATTAAAAACCCCTGTCGTATTATTATAAGTCGCTGCTCCACTTGTTCCTGTTGTTGTTAAACTTAATGCCAATCTTGCTTTTGCATCAGTATATGAACTTATTTGAACACTTGCATCAGGGAAAATTAATCCTTGAGCATTAACCTCCATTACTGAACCAGCTCCTGTACTATTTGTTAAGGTTAATTTGTTGTATTCTAATACACCGAATATTGTTCCAGCTGCATTCTCAACTCCAAATAAAGATGGAGACATTTCACTATTGTATGTTCCATTATTTGCAATAAATGAATGAGTGCCTATATTCACATTTGCGGTTGCTCCAGTGTAAGGAACGAACCCTGTTAAATCAGGAAATGTTGTTAAGTTTCCTGCTCCATTTACATATTGAAGATTAGTTCCTGCAAAGGCAAAAGCTAAAGTTCCTGCGGTGCTAATGGGAGAGCCTGTTATTCCTACTGAATTTCCTGTTATAGAAGCAGCCACCGAAGTAACTGTTCCATTTTGTCCACTTGATTTTTGCCAAGTTCCACTACCATATAAAACCCAATCTCCAACCGCAAATGTTACAGGACCAGCACCAAAATTGACACTACCTGCAACATTACAAATATACATATCCCCAGCATCTCCAACACCATTTACTAATGTAGGTGTATTCGTTGCAGCATTCCAAGTACCTAAATAAGTAACCACCGATGAAGGTAATTGTGATACAGGAACTTTTCCACCACTATCCAAAGTTGCCACACCATTTGCAGCACCCAAAGGAACTGAACTGACAACTCCACTTGTAGCCGTTAAAACACCACTTAAATTCCTAACTTTTGCACCTGCTGAAACTACAATTTGATTTGCCATCTTATATTAATTTATAACTAAATTATTGAAATAATGCCCTAATGAACTCCCCACTTTCTAATACCCTTCCAAATGTCAATACCCCTGTCGTACTATTCCACTTCACTTGCTCATCAACTGCCGTTCCTGTCGTTAAAATATCTTGAACATCAATACCACCACGAGAAACATAAAGACAAGCCTTGCCTATCATATCGCCATAAGTGATTGTAGTTTCTCCACCTGCTGCAACAGTTCCCTTTGTGTAAACCGCACCTCCAGCAACAATTACAACCCCTTCAGGATTGATTTCCGTTCCTGTTGTAGCATAAGCACCTGTACCCTGTAACGATACACTATACGTTGCAATGTCTTTGTAAGGTGCATTAATTTGTAAACTTGTTAAATTGCAATCCCCACTAATTACTACCAACCCATCAACTCCGTTATCAATAACAAACTTTACTAAAATTGTAGTGCGGTCTTGTTGTTGTTGTAGTAAAAATAAATAGCCATAACCATCCAAAGTTATAAGACCATCACAAGTTACACTCCAAGTTGCAGTATCATTCTTGTATTCTCTATACCACGCAGAAGTTTGGCTTGTTACCTCTTTTTGGTCAACACTTACACTAAATGTGCAATTTGTAGAACACGAAAACGGAATATCCCTACCTTCAGGATAAGTCTCCGAAGCTGGTTCGTGATAATACAACATTATATTATTTCCCTGTACATTGTCTGCCATATTGCAAAGTTAATTAATTAAAAGGTACGCCGTTTACTGTGAATATTGTTTCTATTATGCTTGCAAGTTCCTCGTTAGAAATATCTAATAAAGTAGCTTGAGTTTCACATCCTACTATGTCAATAGTCATATTGCCTGTCATATATCTATTATCTTCTATGTTTATTTGTGCTGGGTCAGTATCTAATATTTGTAATAACTTATTTGCAGCAAAATTGCCGTTAGTTGTAGTTATTCCAAATAAGTTGCAATCAACATTTATTAAGTTCCTTCTATAATTGTTTATGTATTCCTTCATTATAGTTTCGCTTAAACCATCAGTAGGGGTTGTATAAGGTCCGTAACGATACCATCCTGTTGCAGATACAAAGTTCCCTGATACTAATTGTTGGATAGTTCCATAAGCCATATTTGCTTGAACTCTATTAACACCATCGCCATCATAAATAGGATAACCTAAAGGCAAATCCATTTCTAATTGATATTGGTTATTTGCATCAATTATTGAAGTAGATGTAATCAATGATAAAGGAGAATCAAATGTCAATCCAAATGCACCAACTTTTGCATAGGTAGCACAATCAAATATATCCCTTGTAAGCATATAAGTAATTGCCAAAGTGCCATTTTCAGGTATTGGTGGAGTTGTTATTGTAACTGTGTTTATTTTATCTTCCTCTACTAAAGGAACTTGATAATAATTATCAAAAGGTGCAACCGAAGCATCTTGCCAAATGCCATCAACATTGATATAGTAAATTGCAGCACCACCGCCTATTCCAGTTAATTGTATTTGAATTTGTCCTCTTACTTTGTCAACAGGTTGAGCATAAAATGTTTGAGTATATGTTAATGTGTCATTTGCCGTTACATATCCAACAGGATTTGTATGAACTTCCGTTAATCCTGTAACACCTGTTGATGTTCCTAATATCATATAAAACCAATCACTTGCCTCATATGGTTTATTTACAACCGATACGCTTCCACCTGAACCTTGATTAAATGTTCCCCATAATGTAGGAAATCCACTCGTTAAATTCTTTAGGTTTGAATTTGAAATATAATTAGGTGCGTAACTGATATCGTATCTATAATTGAAATTGTTATAACCTTTCTTAAATAGCTTCATTTGGCTATTATTAGTAAAGTATAAACCGCTTACATTTCCTGTATATGGTTGTATTTCGCTTAATGTATTAAATGTGCCTGAATCTACTAATAAGCCATCTGCATCGTATTCCGTAAAGTAAGTGTAAGCAAAATATGGAGCAGCAGCAAACTCATTAACGGCTACAATCATCCATTTGCCATTGGCTTGATAAATTTTGCAACCAAATGACTTTAATATTTTAGTCAAAACAATTAAACAAGTTTCGTATGTTTCATCATCATTTTGAAAGTAAACAGGTCGTAAATAGCTTTGATTAAATGGTTCATATTCGCTACCATCACCACGATTATCCATTCCAGCTGCGTAATAAGAACAAGCAGTTATAAGATTCAATCCTGTTGGGAATCCTATTTCAGCCAAACAAGTATATAAAAAGTAAAGTACTGTTTGTGGGCTTAATTTAGTGTTACCTGCCACATTAGTTTCAACATAAGTAAATGGAATATAATCTAACATTCCAAGCCCATCAATAGCATTAAAAGCTAATTCTTTTCTACCTGTGGTAAATGAATATTGAACTAAATCACTTAAAACCCAACCTTGCCAATAAATTTCCTCATCTATAAATAATTTAACTAAATATTTCCTATCGTTCAAAGTTGTAAAGTCAGGCATATTATCAGCATCATCGGTAACATCAATACTAACATTTAACTGACTTGCATAAATAGGCTCATAAATATCATCACTTCTTGGAATGTATTGTAACTGAATTGCAGTTGCAGGATATTCAATTACTTCCGCAACTGTGTCATCAATATACATTTCAACAACCGCAATCTTATCGTTTTTGGTTGCAGCAGTTATTTGGTATTTTAAGTTATATGCCACCTCTCCTTAAATTTAATGATGAATTAGACCTTTGTAATGCTAAAACCAAATCATTGCCTCTTAATACAAATGAACCTCCGTTTGACATTCCACCGCCTGAATTTGCACCACTTGTAAATGCACTACTTAATATGCTATCTAATTTAGACAAAGGCATAACCGCTTCGCTTTCTCCACCTTCACCTACCATTGCAAATGTTGGTTTGCTTACTATTCCACCTTCAGCCATTGGAGTAAATCCTAATAACTTACCTAATCCACCAACCAATCCTCCTGTTAAGTCCGTTGTGCTTCCAGCTGCACCGCCCATTCCTAATGCACTCATAATAGCCTTAAATAATAACGCTTTTACAACCATTTGAGCAAGTTGTAAAGTTAAATCCTTAAATACATTTAAAACTGATTCTCCAATGTTTTCACCATTTGCAAGTGATTGAAATATATTGCCAACACCATCTGCAATAAATTGTGCAGTTGTAGCAGCCTCATTTAATAAATAATTAAATTTAGCTTGTTCACTTGCAGCTTGTGAAATTGCAGCAGCTTCAACGATAGCTTGAGATGGACCACGACCTAAAAGTCCTTGTGGTGCTGGTGGTGCAACTGGTGGTGCTTTTCTTTCTAATGGAATAATTGGTCCAATTTCTTGAGCAGATAATTTTCTTAAAGCTAATAAAGCACCAAATGCTTCCGTTTGTTTCTTTAACGCACTTGTAGATAAATTAGTAGTATCATTAAATTTAATTTGGTCGCTTATTACCGCCTTATATTGCGTATTTAATTGAAGCAAATTTGCATCTACATCTTTAATAGATTGAGCATTTTGACTTAATGCTTTGTTTGCTAATGTTGTATTTAAATCAACAATTGACATAGCAGAACCAGCACCCATTATTGCAGCTTTTACAAATTCATATGCTTTTGTAACACCACCAACACTACCTCGCATTTCCTCAAAACTTTGAATCTGCAATCTTACTTTCTTTGCTTCTTCTTCTGCTATAACTGTTGCAAATGCTTGAGCCATTGCCTTTCGCTTTAACGATTCAGCAATGCTATCAATAACTATTTTTAATTTAGCACCATCCTGAATGTCTAATGCTTGTAATTCTAAATTACCCTTATATGTGTTTTTTAATTGTTCTAATGCCCTTTCTCTTTCAGTTGTGCTTCTTGTAGTGTCATCAACTATACCATTTAAAATAACAAGTTTATCAATCTCCGCTTGAGCCTCACCAACACCTTTTGACATTGTTGTATTAAATTTTGACAATGCTGCATCTGCTGAAGATGTTTGGCTTACAAAATTTATAATCTCATCACCAAAAGAAACGATTAAGGATGAAACAACACCAACTGCCAAACCAATACCTGCTGGTCCTATCAAAGCAGAACCCATTGCCTTCAATGCTGCTCCTGTGCTACCACTTGAAGATTGTAATCTTTGGAATGATTCTAATAATGGGTTAATGTTGTTTGCAATACCCATAAATCCGTATGGAGCATCTTGAGCAACCCTTGACAAGTTTGACAAAGCCATTGTTGCTTGTCCACTTGCATTTGGCATCTTCTTAAAAGCAGTACCTAGTTGTGATGTGGCAGTAACAGTTTCCTGTATATTTTGAACCGCTTGTTTATTGTCAGCGGTTATTGTAATTTTTAATGTTTCTTGTGCCATTTTATTATTTTACTCCGTACAACTTTAATGTCCTTGCTAGTTGCTCTTGCGTTAGTTTAGGCTTTTCTTCTTCCACTTCATCACTAGGCAAAGGAAAAAAGGACTTTATACTTTTCGGATTTTTATCCGTTGAATTTGACCTATAAATCATATAAGCTAAAGTTCTTGTCCTTTCCCATTCCTTTATCTGCTTATTCTCATAAGCCTTTTTATATAATAAAAATTCTCGCCAAGTAAGTTGCCAAAACTCATTAATTGTCAAGCCAACTTCTATTGCGAGAATAATTATTGAATCCCAGCTATATATTCCTATTTTTTTTTTCCTTTGTCTTTGGTTACTTCGGCATTTTCTTTTGTTTCAGGAATCATTGAAGTCTGCATAAATTTAATAAAATCTATTAGCTGACCATCTTTTGCAGATAACCCACCAACCTCATCAATCCAATCGCAAACGATAACATCGTTAAATTCAATTGGTTGATTTAGTGTCTTACATCCGCTTTCGGCAGATGCTTGGATTATATGCACAATTGTTCCTAATTCAAAAGCCCCACTTGATAAAATATTGATTAAGTCCAAAAGAGATTTATTCTCTAATTCGCAAAATCTTTTCATTGCCCAAGTACCCCATTTCAAAGGGATTGTTTTGTTGTTGTTCAGTCTTAATTCAAACATAGTTTTATGCAGTTTCAGTTTGTGTTAATGGTGGTGTTGTTACTACGAATGTTGCAGTAAATTTAACATCATCTGCATCATCAGCTTGAACTGCAAAATCACTAATAAAAACTTGACCTGAATAAACTATATCTCCTGAAGTTGGAGTTGCTTTACCCATCTTCATATTAAAAGATGTTTTAGCATAATGTGCTGCATACAATTGTTGGTAAGAATCCTTACTTGGAGTTCCTGTTTCATCAATTGCAAATCCTTCACACTCAAAAGATTGAGTAAATATAGGACTTGGTGTGTATGAATTACCACACTTTGAAGTTGCATCAATCGTGTCATTCGTTGATGTAAATGAGTTAGTCGTAAGACAGGCAACAGGTTTAAATGTTGCGTCTCCGTCTATGTCAGCTAAAAGGATATAATCCCTACCGCTTACTTTTGTTTCTGCCATTTTATTTTAATTTTGAGTTATTATTAAATTGTAAGTTATTATTGTTCTAAATACATTGTCCAAAGGGTTTAAACCATCTAAATTTCTAATTGCACCCACCACCAAACTTGAAGCATAAAACCCATTTGTAAGGGTAATATTCGTGTCGGAATTGATTGCAGTTAGTATTAAATCGCTTATCGTTTCGGCTCTTTTATATCCAAAGTTACTATTTTTTATGACAATGTCAACATCAATGGTAACCGAGTTAGTATAACTTATTTTACCTTGTTCCTGTGCGGATGTTCTGCCTGTCATAATTACATATTCATCTACTCCGTTATCAGGTGCTATTCCATCGTAAACAGGCAATGTACTTGAACTTGTCAAGTTGGTATAAAACCATTTCTTTATTTCTATATTAGGATTAAGCATTTAATAATTTATTTAGTCTTTGTATAAGTTTAGGTTTCTCCATTTCGTAAGCTGGAACTAAAAATGGTTGTGGTCGCATACCTTTTCTTAATATGCTTAAAGCTATTACATAAGCCAAACCTTTGTCATTTTTACCATTGCCAATTCCTTTACGCTTTAGCCACAAAGTTAATGCTTCAACCATATCCTTAAACTTGCCTCCGCTTTTACCTTTAAATTGTTGAGCATAAGATTTGAAATCAGCAGGTACATTTACTTGTGGTCCAGTGCCAAATTCAACATAAGCAGAATACGAAGCATTAGCAGCAACCGAATATGTCAACTCACCATCCTTTGTAAGTGCTATTGAGTTTCTTAATTGACCAAAGTTTACAGGTGCTAATCTTTTGGCTTGATTCTCTATTTTTAATGCAGATGCGTTTATTTCATCACTTACATCAACTTTTAATGCAGTAGATAATTTACTTAACTTGCCTTCAAGTTCTTTAAATCCACTTAAACTTACTGCAAATGCCATTATGCGTACATTAATATTTCGTAAAATCTAAACTGATTCTCTACATCCTTGATTGAATGAATTGTGTACATTTCCCCTTCTGCCTCTATTTTATACATATTGTTAATTGTTACATCGTACCTGATAAATACTTTAGCAGAACGAGTAAAACTTAATTGCAATTCTAACAATGCTCTATTCTCATCCATAGGTCTAAAATCGCCAAATACGACCTCTTGTAAGGCATAGGTAGTTGTATAGCCACCTTGACCATCAGCGGTGATTGTAGGCACATATAAGCCTATTTCCGAGTACATTGTGTTGGCATCAACATAGTTTGCCTTTTTGCTTCCTATCCTCATAATATTGGGCTTATTCTTGTCCAGCGTTGACAGGCTTTCCAAGTCTTTTCACAAATACCTGTATCACTATCCAATCCTCTATTTTCGTAATCGTAACTAACTTGGTCTAA